ATTCACAAAGGGAAGCTCCTTCAGGGTATATATAGAGGGACACCTTTCGTCTTTGAACAACGCTAATCTTACCATTAACATAATGGACAATGGCAATATGCTTGCTACCACAGGGCCGATGACACTCGAAACAACGTCAGGTAACTATTACTACCTTGACATCACGTTCGTTGTAAGGGATATAGGTGCGGCTGGAGTTGCGTCATTGATGACGTCAGGCATGTTCCAGTACATCAAGACATCTAATAATACACCTCGGACGATAGGGTTCAACAACCTTAACAATACGACATTCGACACTACAACACTAAGCACACTTGACATTGCAGCGCAGTGGGGAGCGGCTAACCAAGCAAACTTAATAGACACACACATACTTACCCTACAAAGAATATTCTGATGGCTGATAAGAGCAAGATGAAGTGTAACTCACCCAGACCAAGTGATAGGGCTGGCAAGAAGAAGATGGTAAAGGCGTGTTCTGTAGGAGAGGAGAAGCTTATTCACTTCGGAGCGAAGGGATATGGTCATAACTACTCATCCGATGCTAGAAAGTCATTCAAAGCAAGGCACAAGTGCGGGACCGTAAATGATAAGATGACCGCAAGATACTGGGCATGCAAGCATTTATGGGCTGGAAAGGGAGGATCAACAAAGCAACCATGAACAGAATAGTTAAAACATCGAAGCCAAAAGGGCTGGGGGACACGATAGATCATATCACAACAGCAACGGGGATAAAGGCGATTGTAGAAAAGGTGTCTGAGATCACCATGACCCCGTGCGGATGCGAGGAGAGGCGTAAGGCGCTGAACGAGATGTTCCCCTATGACAAAAAATAATACCTTTGCATAAACAACACAAAGAACATGGCATACGATAAATTACAGGCCAGATCAGCTAGAAAGGTGGTGCCGAGCGATACGATCGGGCTACCATCTATAGCCTCAGCGCAGCAATCTGGAACCACGGATGGCGTAGCTGTATCTGAACTAATAGACAGCACGAAACTGTTCCTCGCCTCAGTAAAATCTGGATTTATTGTGGTGAACACTACGGTTGGGAGCGAGGCGATAGCCACTGTCGTAAGTGTCGATAGCGATACGGCACTTACACTTAGCGCTGACATTATAGTCTCAGGAGAGGACTACACCATATACGGAGCTGCCGAAACGAATGGGGCCGTGTTGTATATCGGATCAGCCTCTGGAGACGCGCTTCGTGTAATGACTGTCGCTGGTGACGACATCACGCTGGTAGGGATAACAGCTGGGCTGTTCCTTCCAGTACACGTTAAAAAAATATTCAGCACTGGAACAACATGCGGAGACATTGTAGCGCTCTGGTAAAACGGTAGTTTTAGCGATCAAATAATAATTAACTTTGCGTAATGGCAACGATACAGGCAACACTCAATATAACAAGTGCAGACGCAACGTCAGAGGCTCTTGCCATATCTCAAACTGGTGCTATTACAATAACAAACCCAGTTCAGAACACGAGTAGGGACACGATCATAGCCGCGTCAGCAACGGTAATTGTATCAGCGGCCAAGGCAACTGTGACCTATGTTTATCTAAAGAACACGGACGCAACGAACGACTTGGACCTTGCAGAGGCGGCGACCAACGTAAGCTTCGGCACACTAGGACCAAGTGAGTGGGCGTTCTTCCCAGTAAAGGCGTCTGTAGGTCTTGAGATAACAGCGAGCGCAGCGACCGTTGTTGCGGAATATGGATTTTGGACCCAGTAAAAAAATTAGATAACGGCCACATAGCACTGCTTGCAGTGATACTTATACTCTGCACTATACTGATATTAGCCTCACTGAAAATTGAACACATTCGCAATACAGCTGACAAAAACTTACCTGCCATACCTAGTGGCATTCTTGCTAGGGGTACTGGTGATGTGGAGGGGTTGTGGAGGATCGGGTAAAAAAGAAACTGTCACAATAGACAAGCCAGTTCCAACGATAGAGTACGTGGAAAGATGGAAGACGGACACTGTCAGATTTGTGAATGTCGTAATAAAGAAAGACGTTGTTCGTGACACGGTATCGAACACTATCACAGACGTAAGGACTGACACTATTTTCAATGTCGACACAATAAGTGTCGTTGACGCATGGCTGACCGAGCTTGTTAAGTACGACACTACGGTAACGCTAAGCGGGGTTAATGTCGCATTAAAGTGGCAAAACTACCAGAATTTGAGCGAGAAATTGAGCATTGGAGTATCGCAGGTCGAGTCTAAAAAGAAGGGGCTGTCACTTGGAGTACATGGGAACGCAGGGATGATCTCCGACTTTAAGGAAAGCTACAGACCGTTGATGGGACTCGGACTGCAGGTTACGATCAAGAAAACGTATGTAGCTGCCGATTATGGGTTCAATGGAGACCACTTCATTGGTGTCAGGGTAGGCAGAAATATTGTAAATTTGTAATCAAATGAAATTAGAACAACAGGAGCTAGACATCATAAGGTCAGCAAAGGACAGATTCACGGAGCTAAAGCTAACGCTTGGGGATCTTGAACTGAATAAGCAGGCAATTATAGATGAGATCAAATCAATGAGAGAGAGTTTCAAGGTCACTGAAGCCTCGCTGATTGAGAAGTACGGCTCTGACGTAACAATCAACATGTCAAATGGAGAAATTACTAAGAAGGATCCTCAACAACCTACTCGAAAAGTGTAAAATGGGAAAAATAAACAATACGTCAACATACGCCATATCGGCTCCAGTTGTAGCCACTGACATCGTAATAGGGTCGGCTCTTGGGGTGGGAGGAGACACTAAGAATTTTCTAATGTCGGACATCTCGGCATACGTCATAGGCAATGTGACGGTCCCGACACTTAATCAAGTTTGCGCCTCTGGCAATGTCACTTCGACCTCCCTTGACATCAACAACACAGCGGACATTTCTGGTACATTAACCCTAAGCAAGCCGACAGGAACGGGACTTCAAGTCACTTCAGACGCCAGCATTGGCGGGACTCTTACCGTAAATACTACAGCATCATTTACTGATGCAGGGTCGTCTATATCAGCTTCGGGACTGATATCTACGGCAGGAAATATATTAGCGCTAGGAACTGTTGGCGGAGCGTTCTTGCTTACTGACTCAGCAAACGCACCAGCATCTGCAGCAGCAGCTGGAACCGCTGGATCTATTGTCGCAGACGCGAACTACATATACGTATGCACCGCTGTCAATACTTGGAAACGCGTGGGAATCGCTACTTGGTAAAATGGACATCCGTAAAGTATCCATAGGAGGAAACTACAAGGACGCCATGCACTACTTAGTGGGGCAAGAGGTTGTTGGAGGCGGGTATATCATACACCTGATAAAGCATCACGAGGATTTTGAATCATACAGGATCTGGATAACCAATGGCGAAGAGATAGTGCTGTGGAAGGAGTTTAAAAAAATGCCAATTTCAATCGAGTACAACATAAATTTCTAGCATGAAATCCCCATACATGTTCATCGTCCGTCCACAAGACGGGAAGCGATATGCGAACATAAATGATGGCCTGATCGTGAGTACATCTCAGGAGGACCATCTATTCTCAAACAGGATAGCCGAGGTTGTTGAGGTTCCGATCAATTATGATGGACCAGTGAAAATAGGAAACCTCCTACTAGTTCACCACAACGTATTCAAACTCTACTACGATATGAAGGGAGTGGAGAAGAGTGGGAGGAGCTTCTTCAAGGACGACCTGTTCTTCGTTGACCACATGCAGTTCTTTATGTACCATGACGGAGATAGATGGAACGCGCACGACAAGTACTGCTTCATAAAACCGTCCAAGACAAAGGAGTCGCTGATACTCAAGAACACGTCAGAGGAGCCACTCACTGGGACCATACGCTACATAAACAAGCAACTCGAGTCGTTCGGCCTGAGGGAGGGCGATGAGATCTGTTTCCAACCAGAGAGCGAGTATGAGTTCACCGTTGATGGGGAAAAGCTGTACAGGATGTTTACGGACAACATAACGATAGCGCTATGATATACGTGTCGGACAGCTTCCTTAGCGACCAGTGGTACAGCAGCACTAGAGATGAATTGTTAAAAGCCGAATTCACAGAGGTAATGGTTGGTGACAAATCATTTCACGTCCAGATGCCAACGGGGCAATTTGCATCGATGGTAGAGGATAAGATCTCGATGATAGAAGGGTCAAAGATCACCAACATACTCAGCTTCTTCAGGTTGGCCACAGATGAGATAGATACCGATTGGAGAATCCACTCTGACCTTAAGATAAACGGAACGCAGCCAGACAGGGCTGTCGTACTGTTCATGTCTCCTCCAGATCCAGATAGAGACCTAAACGGAACCGCATTCTGGTCCCACATAGAGTACGGCCATAAACTGCCAAGTGGGACGGACGACTCTGAGTTTGATCGAATGATACTTGAGGACGCAAACGACATTACGATGTGGAAGCTAAACAGCGTGATCGGGCACATGGAGAACAGGCTCATATCATACCCAGCATCGTACTTCCATAGTAAATACCCGAACATAGCTTGGGGGAGGAAGAGGATAGTGTACGTAATGTTTTATTGCAATGGGAAAAAGTAGTAGGCACCCAGAAGGGGGAGGGAGACCAAAAGTTAAATACGATCGAAATGGACTCAAGAAAAATAAAGGAAGAGATCATCAAGGCTGGGGAGATGGCGGTGAGGCAGCTCATAAAGGTGGCAAGGGAGGATATTATAAAACACGACCCGAATGATGACTTATCCGCAGACAAGCTAAAGAACGCTGCGGCCACGAAGAAGCTGGCCATATTTGATGCCTTCGAGATACTCAAACGGATAGAGGATGAGGAGGAAAAACTAAACTCCCCAACTGGAGAGGTAAAACAACAGGACAAGCCAAGTGGAGGATTCGCAGAAAGGAGAGCTGGAAAGTAAGTCGCTGTACACGGTTGTTCAGGACGCTGTCCCGAGCTCTATTATAGCCAAAAAGAACAAGGCGAAGTCGTGGGAATACGGATACAATGAACGGTACGACATAATCGTCATATCAAAGGACGGCACCATCGGAGACGTCTACCTAGTGAGCGGACTCAAGATAGCGCTTCCATCACGTCCCGCATCAATACGCGCAAGATCGAAGAAGTGGGAGGACCAATACTGGGAGGCGGAGGAGTATCCACGGGAACTAAAGCGCATCCAGACCATATTTCAATGGAACGATATGCCTTTCGACTTTAAGGATAAGTGGTCCCCATACATAGAGGATAAATTTGACAAGAGAGAACTGGGAGATTGGTTCATGAATAACGGGATCGCCACCTACGTAACTGGATCCCACTACACGTATCTAGCATGGTCAGAGATAGATGTGGGTCTACCAGATTTCAGAGAAGCGAACAGGATATCATATATCCACTGGGAAGCATGCTGCGCGGATGATAGGTCATTTGGGCAGCTGTACCTAAAGATCCGTAGGTCTGGATTCTCGTTCATGGCCTCATCGGAAGGGGTAAATAAGGGGACACTGGCGAAGAATAGGAGGATCGGAATATTATCTAAGACAGGGGCTGATGCGAAGAAGATGTTCACGGACAAGGTGGTGCCTATAAACAGCAACTACCCATTCTTCTTTAAACCGATAATGGACGGTATGGATAAACCGAAGACGGAGCTCTCATACCGAGTTCCAGCATCGAAGATCACCAAGAACAGCATGAACTCCCTGAATAAGGAAACGCTTGAGGGGCTGGACACTACGATCGATTGGAAGAACACCGCTGATAACAGCTATGACGGAGAGAAGCTACTATTACTGATCCATGACGAAAGTGGGAAATGGCTCCCACCAGATAATATTCTGAACAACTGGAGGGTAACCAAGACCTGCCTCAGATTGGGGCGGAAGATAATTGGAAAGTGTATGATGGGCTCAACCTGTAATGCGCTTGCAAAGGGAGGGGCGAACTTCAAGAAGCTCTACAAAGGGTCCGACCCACTAAAGAGGAATGCAAACGGACAGACCGAAAGCGGCCTGTACGCCCTGTTCATTCCTATGGAGCATAATATGGAGGGATTCATAGACAGGTACGGCATGCCAGTTCTGAGAGCCCCAAAAAAGCCAGTGATGGGCATAGACGGAGAGCCTATACGTATAGGCGCCATCGACTATTGGGAGAACGAGGTGGACTCAAAGAAGGGAGACTCAGATGACCTCAATGAATTCTACAGGCAGTACCCCAGAACAGAGTCGCATGCGTTCAGGGACGAGAGTAAGGAGTCTATATTCAACCTGACAAAGATCTATCAGCAGATAGACTACAACGACAACATGATAAAGGAGCATCACCTCACCAGAGGCGGCTTCCATTGGGAGAGCGGAATAAAGGATAGTAAGGTTATATGGTCCCCAGACAGGAACGGGAGGTTCCTAGTGTCTTGGCTACCGCCAGTAGGTATGCAGAATAAGATCGAGATGAAAGGGGGCAGGAAGTTCCCAGCAAATGAACATGTCGGATCATTCGGGTGCGACTCGTACGATATCTCGGGAACCGTTGGTGGGGGAGGCTCAAATGGATCTCTGCACGGGCTGACAAAGATACACATGGACAGTGGCCCAAGCAATGAGTTCTTCCTTCAATACATAGCTAGACCACAGACTGCTGAGATATTCTTTGAAGAGGTATTGATGGCAATCGTGTTCTACGGCATGCCAATACTTGTGGAGAATAACAAACCAAGGCTACTGTATCACCTCAAAAACAGGGGATACAGAGGCTACTCGATGAACAGACCAGACAAGCCTATTTCCAATTTATCAAAGACTGAGCTGGAGCTTGGTGGACTACCGAATTCGAGCGAAGACGTGAAGCAGGCTCACGCATCAGCCATCGAGTCGTACATTGAGAAGTACATTGGCCTAGACATGGACGGATCGTTTAGAGATCCAGATGAAATGGGCTCAATGCCATTCACAAGGACACTTGAGGACTGGGCTAGGTTTGATATAAACAACAGAACCAAATTTGATGCGTCAATAAGCTCTGGACTAGCTATCATGGCCAACCAGAGGCACTTATACACTCCGCAGACACAGCAGTC